ATTATGTACTATTTTACCCCTGGTGTCAAATGTATGGGGTAACGGGACTTATTGAATTTAAAGTGAAATTTGAGTTTACCCGAAACCCCGTGTTGATTTAAGTTTAAAAGCATAGGGTGGTGCAGCGCGATATGTTATGTATGTATATGGCATACATAACGATATGTTTTATATCACCCTACCTATTACCAATTCTCTATTTTCTCGGGGTAACGGGGTAAAATAAGAAATAAGGTATATAGAATAAAGAGTTAGCTTACCACACCGTTGTCACCCCGTTATACCCCGTAGTATCCAAACCGATTTTGCGGTAAGATTGTGGCCATGAACCCTAAGCAATGGCGATTTGTACATGAATACTGTGTGGATTTAAACGCCACGAAAGCCGCCATTCGTGCTGGATATTCGGAAGCAACGGCTGCGGAGCAAGCATCAAGGCTGTTAAAAAATGTTAATGTTCAAGAAGCTATCCAGGAAAGACTCGACGACATCGCAACAGTGGCGGGCATTACAGCCGAAAAAGTGCTTAAATTGCGATGGCAGATAGCGACCGCAGACCCCAATGATTTAATGCAACTGAGGCGCGTTTGCTGCCGATACTGCTATGGTTTTGACCATAAATATCAATGGACTCAAGCTGAATACTTTGAAGCCGTAAACAATGCAATCGAAAAGCAACAACCGGCCCCGGATTGCATTGGCGGCATTGGCTACGATGAAACACTCGACCCGCACCCAGTATGCCCGGAATGCAATGGTAAAGGTATCGAATCAATGCATATCAATGATACCCGGCATCTCAAGGGATCGGCGCGGCGGCTGTATGCTGGTGTTCAGAAAACCAAGGATGGCTTGAAAATCCTGACACGGGATCAGGACGCCGCCTTGAAAGTTGTGGAAGCTTACCTCGGAATGAACATCGAACGAAAAGAGATTAGTGTACCGGGCGGTACTCCTATTTCAATATCCAACATAAAAGCTGAAGATTTGACTGACGATCGGCTTGCAGCGATTTTTAAGGCTGATGATAACCCGTAGGGACGCTGCGGCTGAGTTATTGCGTCGTAGGGCGGCTAGAACCAATCTGTATGACTACGTGCGCTATACAACACCTGGTTATGTTGAAAGCCTGTTTGCTGAGACTGTATGCAAAGCTCTGGATAAGTTTATTGAAGATGTTTTGAATGGCGTCCGTCCCATCCTGATACTTGGCGCACCCCCGCAGCATGGCAAGTCTGAGATTGTTTCCCGCAAGCTTCCCGCATACCTTTTGAGTCGTTTTGGAGAGTGGCACATTGCCGCCGCCAGTTATTCGGCAACACTCGCAGATTCTATGAGTTTGGATGTGCGTCGCAATATTGCCAGTAAACAACATAGAACGCTGTTCCCGGTCGCCGATGAAGTCAAGAAATACACGGTTAACCGGAACGGGGAATTCACGTCACCCTACGACATCCGGGGAAGCTATATTTCCGATGGTATCGGTGGCGGCTTCACAGGTAAAACCGCAACCATCTTTATCATAGATGACCCGGTTAAGAACGCACAGGAAGCGTTAAGCCCTACTACCAAAGAATCCCACTGGAACTGGTTCCAGTCGACAAGCAAAACCAGGATGCAGAAAAACTCGGGACAGATCGTCATGGCTACCCGCTGGGCTGAAGACGATCTGCCCGGCCGGGTTATCGGGTTGCATCGAGATACTGACCGGCTGACTGTTCTCAATTTCCCGGCTATAAATCTTCCGGGGGAAACTGGATACAATGCCGATATGCCGGAGGGTGCTTTGGTTCCAGAACTGCATCCAATGGAACAACTGCTTGAGTTTAAATCCGAGCTTTCCGATTACTGGTGGAGTGCGATGTATCAGCAGTCACCTAAGCCAATCGGCGGCAACGTGTTTAAAGAAGAAGGGTTGAGATACTACTATCCTAAAGACTTGCCCAAAAAATTCGATAAAATCATTGCAAGCTGGGATTGCACCTTCAAAGATACTGACGGTACTGACTTTGTTGTCGGACAGGTTTGGGGTAAGAAGGGTGCAAATAGTTACTTGCTCGATCAGGTGCGCGCCCGCATGTCATTCACAAAGACCGTTTCCAATGTCATTGAGTTACGCGAGAAACATCCGCGAATCAGAGAAATATTGATTGAGGATAAAGCTAATGGCCCAGCAGTCATTGACACTTTGAAAGCCACGGTATCGGGGATCATCCCAATAGAACCTGATGGTTCCAAGCTTGCGAGGGCGCACGCGGTAACAAGTTACTGGGAAGCCGGCAACGTGTGGCTACCGCATCCAGACACATCGCCTTGGGTGAAAGACTTAGTTTCTGAGTTGACTGCGTTCCCCGCTGCGGCCAATGATGACCAGGTTGACGCATTGACTCAGGCATTAAGGCGCTTGTATCCTTTGTTCAATAAGCTTAAAATCAGTCAAAATTTACTTGACAAGGTTGCCGGTCGATGAAATATGCAAAGATAATCAGCAAAATTGAGACTGACCTGGAACCGAAAGTATTCCCGATCAAGCCGCCAGATATTCACCCGAGAGTGGTTCCAAAAGGCAAGACTGCCCCGGTAACTCTTGCGATGGATTCATACGACTACATACAAGAAGTCTATGCCGGTCAAGGCTTCCCAGGTTATTCTTATCTATCCCAGCTTGCAACGCGGGCAGAATACCGGGCGTTTGCGGCGGCATTGTCTACTGAGTTGACTCGCAAGGGTATTGAGTTCACAAGTAAGCAAGACGACGATGATGAGAGGATTGCTCAAATTGAGAAGGAATTTAAGCGGCTGGGCGTGATGCAGGTATTATCTTGCGCAGCACAGCATGATAGTTATTTTGGAGCGGCTCATATTTTCATTGAACTGCAAGGGCATGATATAGCGTCCCCGCTCATTATTAGCAATAGAACCATAGAGCAAGGTAGCCTTAAACGCATTACTACCGTAGAGCCGATATGGGCAACCCCGAGCGCCTACAATTCCAACGATCCCACTCAACCTGATTTTTTCAAGCCTACCGAGTGGTTCATGCTTGGCAAGCGTATCCACGCATCCAGGCTTTGCACCATAGTTACTCGGGAATTACCGGATATCCTGAAACCTGCGTTCAACTTCGGCGGAATTAGCCTTTCGCAGCTTGCAGAGCCGTACGTCGAGAACTGGTTGCGCACACGGCAGAGTGTTTCAGATCTTATCAATAATTTCTCAATCACTGTTCTCGCAACAAGCATGGATCAGGTGTTGCAGGATGACGAGGAAGCTGGATTAAACTTGATCAATCGTGCTACTTTGTTTACTAAGTTGAAGTCGAATAAAGGCTTGATGCTTGTGGATAAGGAGCGCGAAGAGATTCTTCAAGTAAACACGCCGTTGAGTGGGCTGCATGAGTTGCAAGCTCAATCACAAGAGCACATGTGCAGCGTGAGCCGGATTCCCACGATCATCTTGACTGGTATATCCCCGAGCGGATTGAATGCGAGTAGCGATGGGGAAATCCGGGTTTTCTATGATTGGATCGCTGCGCAGCAAGAAGCGTACTGGCGGGAACCGCTGGAAACTATTCTTAGCATTGTGCAGTTGTCGCTATTCGGCGAAATTGATCCAGACATAGATTTCCGGTTTGTTCCGTTGTATCAGCTTACTGAGGTTGAGGAGGCTGATATAAGATTTAAGAATGCTCAGACGGCTGGAGTTGAGATCGATCACGGGGTCATTGATCCGCAGGAAGAGCGCGAACGATTGGCACGCGATGATAATAGTGGCTATGCTGGGTTGGATTTGACAAAGGAAATATATGCGCCAGAAGATAGTCAGGGCGGTACACGCGAACCGGGGAATACAGGCGGCATACCGGAAGGCAATGAGCTTGATGATCCGAGAAATGCATGATAGTGTGGTTTACTGGATAACCGCTGGATACCGGAAAACTCCGCCAGTATTGGCTCAGGATTCTACGCCATCGCAGGAAATGCAGAAGGTGTTGCGTGACCTTGCAGAACGTTGGAAACGTAAGTTCGAGGATGCTGCACCGAAGATTGCGGAATTATATTTGCGTAAAATGTTCAATTCAAGTGATAATAGCTTGAAGCAGGCGTTAAAAGATGCTGGATGGTCAGTCAAGTTTACAATGACTCCTGCGGTACGCGATGCATTGAATGCATCCCTGGCTGAGAATGTTGGCCTGATTAAGTCGATACCTGACAAGTATTTGCAGCAAGTTGAAGGTATTGTGATGCGGTCGTATAGCGGAGGCGGTAGCTTGAAAGATATGATTGCTGATATTGTGCAGTTGTATCCGCAAGCAAAGAACCGGGCAGAGTTGATTGCGAGGGATCAGTCAAGCAAGGCGAACAGTGTGGTAAACCGCACACGTCAGCTTGAACTAGGATTAACACGGGCGAAATGGATGCACTCGCACGGGGGCAAAGAGCCTAGGCTAGACCACTTAGCGGCTGATGGCAAAGAATACGATATTGAAAAGGGATGTTTGATCTCTGGTAAATACATTCAACCGGGAGAAATGATAAATTGCAGATGCACAAGCAGACCAATATTGCCTTAGACCGATCGGCGCGCACAGTTGATGCGGACGGTCGATTGCATATCGACAAATCCCACATTTCCAAAGCGAACGTGTGCCCGTATTATGGTCGAGAAATTCCCGGTTACGATGCGCTTGGGCTTGATCCTGATAAAGTTTACCAATTGCTGCGTGATCCAGCGGAACTCGAAAAAGGCGCAGCAACGTTTGCCCGGTTGCCAATATTATCCGAGCATGTCCCGATCAGTGCGGATGAACCTCGCCAGGATCTGATTGTCGGTGCAATCGGGTCTGATGTTGCGTTTAATGCGCCGTATCTCGATGCCGATCTGAGTATCTGGGATTCTCGGGCGATTGCAGGCATAGAAACTGATAAAATAAAAGAATTGTCTTGTGCTTACCGCTATGTGCCAGTTATGGAGCCGGGAGAATTTGACGGCATTCAGTACGACGGGCGCATGACGGAAATACAAGGTAATCACTTGGCGCTTGTTACTATCGGCAGAGCGGGAAGTGACGTTGTGGTTGCCGATTCAAACCCTTTCACTTTTAAGGAATCCGCTATGAAAATGACCAAACTAGGTAAAGCCTTGTTTGCGGCGATCTGCGCGGCCTCACCTAAGCTTGCGGCGGATTCCGCTGTACCGGCTATGTTGAGCAATGCAGACCGCAAAACATTCGATAAGGTTAAAACCAAAGCCGATCTGATTGCCCTGGATGCTACACTTAATCCGGAGCAACTGGACAATGTTATCGATGCTTTGCTTGATGTCGAGCAAGATCCGAAACCCACGGTAGCCGATGAATCCCCGGCTGACAAGGTGCGCTCAATGCTTGCCGGCAAAGTTGACGATGAAACTATCAATTCCATCCTTGCATTGTTGACTGCGCCTGTGCAGGCGGCTGACGAAGATGATAAGATGGACAAAGAGGATGTGCAGAAGGCAATGGATGGCTTACGTGCCGAATTGCTTGAAGCCGAACAAGCCAAGCGTGATGTGCGTCCGGTTGTTGGCGACGTGATCGGCATGGATAAAGCTGGCGATGTTTACCAGTTTGCGCTGAAACACATGGGCGTTGACCATCAAGGCGTCACTGATGTCGCCGCGTTACGCGCGTTGTATAAGGTTGCCAGCACCAAGGCGCCTGACGTTAAACCTGCGTTTGACAGCGGAGACGGTGTTGTAACCAAGTTTCCCGGCGTTAAACGCTTTAGAGGAGTGTAAGTCATGACAGGCTTTCAAAAACAAGTTAATTCGCAGCAAGCCCCTGCTACCGCTGGAGATTTCGCATCAGCGAACCCAAGAGCTTCGGTGTTGGCAGGTGAAGGCGCGTTAGTCGCTGGTGTTGGTGGCGTCAATGTAGGTAAGTTTGCATGGCTGCAATCCGACGGCAATACTGTGCTGCCTTACGGTACTGCACCGGCTGCGCCGAATGGGTTCTGCGCACGTACGCAGCAAGGGCAATTGCAAACTTATCTGCAAGAAGCCGGTGTGAATATTCCCGCAGGTTTCCCGGTTACGCTGTTTAATTCGGGTGACTTCTGGGCATTGTTGACCGGTGCAAACGCGGCAGCTATTGGCGATTCTATTTACGCCACATATGCAGACGGTTCGATTACAGCGGGGGCTGCTGCCACTGGTGCCAGCGTTACCGGCGCAATCGGCGCAACAATGACCGCCGCGATTGGTGCGACATTCACCGCGAGCGCTGATACCGATACCACCCGGTTAGTTGTGACCTCGGTAACTGGGTATATCAGCGTTGGGGATAAACTCAGCGGAACGGGTATTGCTGTTGGTACTACAGTTGTGTCTCAGGTTTCAGGTACAACTGGCGGTGCGGGTACTTATCAGCTTAGCACAACCAATAGTGCGTCGTCTGCCACAGTTACCGCATTCGGCACTACCCTCAATGTTTCCGCGATCACTGGGTATTTGAGCGTGGGCGACACTTTGTCGACTGGCGCAAAAATCACTGCTCAGGTATCTGGTACGGCTGGCAGTACCGGTCGTTACACGTTCGATACGGCAGCTACGGCTTACTTGGCTTCCGGCACAGTGACCGCGTTCGGCACGGTCATGAATGTGACTGCTATCGGTTCTGGCACGCTGGCAATCGGCAATCCGGTAAGTGGTACGGGCGTACCAACAAACGCAGTAATATCCAGTTTCATCGCCGGTACTTACGGCGGCGTCGGTCGTTACGGCCTGAGTGTGGCTGCAAGCGCGTACGCGGCAAGTACCACGATCACCGCGACTGCTGGGGTTCTCACTTCATTCAAAGCGCAATCAATCGCTGCGGTCGGTGAGCTTGTTAAAATTTCAACACGGAGCTAAACCGCCATGAAACGAGACTTTTATGAGTTACAAACGCTGGCAGGTGTCCATTTTATGGGCGTTCAGCCGGACTGGCAAAAGGAAGGCGTAGCCAATAATTATCAGTACGCAATGGATGCGCAGCCCGCCATGATTACGGTGAGCAATAGCGGGATTCCGTCATTTCTGTCAACCTTCGTCGATCCTAAGTTAATCGAAGTATTGGTATCCCCGATGCGCGCGGTTAATGTTGTGGGTATGGATAACGAGGTTAAAAAGGGCGACTGGACTACAGATACGGCCATGTTCACAATGATCGAGTCTACCGGGCAAGTATCAAGCTACGGGGACTATTCGACCAATGGTAACGCTAATGCAAACTTTAACTTCCCGCAACGCCAAAGCTATCATTACCAAGTAATTACGCAATGGGGCGAACGGGAATTGGAGCGCGCAGGGTTGGCGAGAATTGATCTGGCAAACCGTAAGAATATTGCGTCTGTGCTGACTTTGAACAAGTTCCAGAACAAATCGTATTTCTTCGGCATCAGCGGTTTGCAGAATTATGGGTTGTTGAATGACCCCAATTTGACCGCAGCAATCACGCCTACTACCAAAACGGCGGGCGGTACTGGCTGGGCAAATGCGACGGTTGCGGAAATACTCAACGATATCACTAAGCTGTACAAGCAGGCGGTAACGCAAGCAAACGGCTTAATCGACATGAGTACCCCTATGACCTTGGCTATGTCGCCATCAGCACAGGCAAATCTGGCTAAAACGACAGACTTCAACGTCAACGTTCCAGATCAGATTAAGAAAAATTATCCTAATCTGGAAATAGTTGTTGCGCCTGAGTACTCAACGGTATCTGGCGAATTGGTGCAATTGATTGTCAAAGATATGGACGGTCAAGCCACGGTAAATGTTGCATTCACTGAAAAGCTGCGTGCGCACCCGATCGTTGTGGATATGAGTAATTTCAAGCAAAAGAAAAGTCAAGGTACATGGGGCGCTATTATTTACCGTCCTTTCTTGGTTTCACAAATGCTTGGTGTTTAAGTTTTAGTATTAGCCCTGGGAGATAGTATGAAAAAGATTTTAATAGGTTGCCGGTTGCCGCACGGTTTGGTGTTGGAACATAAAGGCGTATCGGTTACGTTGAAAGGTAAGAATAGCCGAGTTGTTGCCGGTTTGTATGTGCCGGAGCAAGATTACGCAACGACCGAGGTTGACGCTGAATTCTGGGAAGCATGGAGCAAAGAGCATTCAACTTTCCCGGCAGTCACATCGAACAGTATTTTTGTTGCGAAGGATTCGTCAAGCGCTGAGGCTGTCGCAAAAGAATTGCGCGCAGAGTCTACCGGGTTTGAGCAGCTTGATCCCGCTAAAGAAAAAGATGTTAAGAAACTGGATAACAAATGACAGTCGTAACCTTCGATCCTGCCGCGTTTAAAGTCAGATATCCTGAGTTTGCCGGGGTGGCTGATGGAAGGTTGCAGGCTTGCTTTGATGAAGCAGGGCTGTACTTGGCAAATACGGATTCAAGCGCCGTACAGAATATCCCTAAGAGAACTTTGTTACTCAATATGCTTACCGCCCACATTGCGTTTGTTGGCGGTGCACTGAGTGTTGACGGGCAAACTAGGCCGGTCGGTCGCGTTTCGCAAGCCGGGGAAGGCAGCGTGAATGCTGCGTTTGAAGGGCCTCCGCCCGGTTCGGCGCAATGGTTCCAGCAAACCCAGTATGGCGCATCGTTCTGGCAGGCCACAAGTAATTTGCGCGGATTCCGTTATATTTCCAATCCTACGACATGGTAACTAAGGTCGAACAATACCTGATGAATCTTGCAAACCGGATGGGTAATGGTTCGGTGTCTGTTGGGTTTATGGAAGGTGCGGAATATCCGGACGGCGAAAGTGTACCGCAGGTGGCTTTTCAAAATGAGGTTGGTATGCCGTCCAAAGGACAACCGGCGCGACCATTCTTCCGCAGAATGATTGCGGTTGAGTCCGGTAGCTGGGCTGGCAAAATGGGCAGGCTTGCCGCAAGTAAACGTTCCGGGCACGACATTCTGGCGATCATGGGTGAAGATGTTAAGGGTGGATTGCAGGAAAGCATTAATACTTTGACCGACCCAGCGTTATCCCCCGTAACCATTGAACGCAAGGGGTTCTCAAAACCGTTGATTGATACCGGAGTCATGTTGCGATCTGTCACGTACGAGGTCGAAGATTAACATGGATTTGCGCGGAATCGCAAATAGCGCAGCAAGCACGGTGAACCAGAATATCCCGGTTACAGTGTTGCGTTCGACCGGTTACACTGTTGGTGCTGGGCGGAAGCAAGTTCCATCGTACGCTGCGCCGGTTGCGGGTTTCGGGCAAATGCAGGCGCTTGATTCTAAAGATTTGCAGCAATTGGATGGGCTGAATATTCAGGGCAAAATTAAGGCAGTGTACCTTTACGGCGAGCTGGCGGGTGTGATCCGCCCGGATGGTACTGGTGGCGACATTGTGCAAATTGACGGGAAGGATTGGCTTGTTGTGAAGGTTTTGGAAGGTTGGTCAACTTGGACTAAGGTCGCATGTACACTACAAGTATAACTGTCGATACTGTAATCGATGCCCTTGGGGATTTCTTGGAACCATTCGTCGATGGTGCAGATATTGTCCGGGCTCAAGTTAACCGCGTAGCAATGCCTCCTTCGCCGTGCGTTGTACTTACTGAATTGTTTCACATTGATCTGCGGGTTCCTAGTCAGGATTATGACGAAGCTAATGACGAAGCTTTGTTGTCAACATCTAACCGGTTGGATATTCAGGTAGATTTTTATGGCGAAAGTGCCGGGGATTATTGCCGGAGTGCGGAAACTGCATTCCGCACAATGTGGGGGTTCGATCAGTTCCCGGTAGGAATAAAACCGCTGTATACTTCTGACGGAATCCAGTCGTCATTGATAAGCGGGGAACAGCAATATGTATCGCGGTGGACTCTGACAGTATCGATGCAATATAACCCGGTCGTTGCGGTTCCCCAAGAGTTTGCAGAAGAAGCCGTAGCAACCACAATTGCAGCAGATGTACTTTATTAACCATGAGGTGAAACCATGACAATACCAGTCAGTTCGATAGTCTCAGTCAATCCCGGCGTGATCGGTGCTGGCGGTAGTCCGCTGGCGCTGAATGGGGTTATTCTTTCAAAGAGTTTATATATTCCTACCAGCACCGTGCAATCTTTTGCTGATGCTGATGCGGTAAGCGCTTACTTCGGCCCAGCATCAACCGAGTACGCACTGTCACAAGTGTATTTTGCCGGATACGACAATTCCACGATCAAACCTGGCACATTATTTTTTGCCCCATTTGTGGATGTTGCGCGCGCTGGATGGTTGCAATCAGGATCACTTGCTGGAATGAGTTTGGCCGATTTGCAGGCGTTGGGTAGCGGTACGGTGATAGTTACGGTCGACGGCGTATCCAAAACCTCAAGCTCTATTGCTTTGGGCGCAATTGCAAGTTTCAGTGCTGCCGCTACTGCGATTGCTGCGGCGTTCACCGGCTCACCGTTGACTTGCACATGGGACGCAGTGCGTAGCGTGTTTGTGATGACAAGCGCAACGACCGGCGCCACGTCGACAATGAGCTTTGCAACCGGCACACTGTCCGCCGGACTCAAGCTGACAAGCGCAACTGGGGCGGTTCTGTCCGCTGGTTCTGCAGTAGACACGCCATCCGGCGCGATGGATAAAGTCAAAGCTGCTACGCAGAATTGGGTAGCGTTTGCGACAATGTGGGAACCTCTGCTTGCTGATAAGCAATTATTTGCATCATGGGCTACGTTGCAAGGTTCCCGATACATGTATGTTGCATGGGATACCGACACTCAGGCAACTACGTCCGGTTCGACTACCGCGTTCGGCGTAGTTGCTAAGGGATTGGAATATGACGGCGTAATGTGTGTCTATAATACCGCCGCGCTTGCTGTGTTTGTGCTCGGGCTGGTTGGTTCGATTGACTTCTCTCGGGCGAATGGGCGCACGGCGGGGGCGTTCCGATCACAATCTGGATTTACGCCTACAGCCACGGATAAAACGACCGCAGATATCTTGCTGGCAAACGGTTACAGCTTCTACGGTTCGTATGCTGAGGCAAGTTCTCAGTTCAATTTTCTGTATGACGGCAATCTACCGGGCAAGTGGAAGTGGCTGGATACCTTTGTCGATCAGGTTTACTTGAACAGTCAGTTCCGCGCATCGCTGATTGCATTGCTTACCAGTATCGGCGCGGTTCCTTATAACGAACAAGGCTATTCACTGATCCGGGCGGCAATGATTGATTCGATTGCGTCCGCACTTAACTTTGGTACGATCCGAACTGGTGTGACGTTATCGGAAAGCCAGAAAGCCCAGGTTAACGCGGCAGCCGGTCGCAGTGTTGGCCAGACAATCGAGCAGCAAGGGTATTACCTGCAAATTCTCGATCCTGGTGCCACTGTTCGCGCGGCACGCGGTACGCCTGTTATCAATTTCTGGTACACGGACGGCGGCTCGATTCAACAAATTAACATTGCATCCATTGACATACTGTAAGGATAAAATATCATGGCAACTACTACGATAACCAGTGCAAACAGCATCCTTACAATGATCGTTCCGGGATTATTCCCGGTTCCCGTGTCAATCCAGGGATACTCGACAGACGATGCATTCATGCTTGACGCTCTCGACTTGGCTGAAACAGTAATGGGCGTAGATGGCAGAATGTCAGCCGGCTACGTGCCGAAAGAAGTCAAGTTGACAATTACACTGCAAGCGGACAGTGCGAGCAAGGATTTCTTTGCAATCCTGACTCAAGCGGTAAAGACTGCACGCGAAGTGTTCTACATGTCTGCCACGCTAAGCTTACCTTCAACTGGTGAGGCGTTCACGTTCACACGCGGCATTCTTACCAGCGTTGAGCAGCTACCTTCTGCGAAGAAAATGCTACAACCGCAAAAGTTTGTGATCACTTGGGAAAGTGTGAATCGAGCGATCTTGTAGTTTAACCAATCAATGCTGGCCCTTTAACGTTCTGTGTCTCCCAGGGCGGGGGCTGGCGCCCATATATGGAGATAATATGGCTAGAAATACAGCAACATATACCGTCACCGATGCGAACCGGGATAACGGTAAAACATTCCTTATTACTGAAATGCCGGCGGCTCAAGCCGAAGCGTGGGCGATGCGAGCAATACTTGCACTCATGGACGGCAAGGTCGAATTACCTGAAGGGATTGAGCTTGAAGGTATGGCAGGCTTGGCTAAACTTGGAATCAAGGCTCTTGCCGGGTTGCGGTGGGATGTTTTGGAACCATTGATGCAGGAAATGTTCACTTGCATACAGATTATCCCGGATCCATCGCGCCCCAATATTGTGCGGCCATTGATCGATCAAGATATCGAAGAAATAATGACTCGCGTAAAACTGCGCGGCGAAGTGTGGGCATTGCACACGGGTTTTTCAGTGACCGCCGCCCTCTCGAAATCCCCGCAAGCGGCGGTCAAAAAGGAAAATACGCGGAATACCGAAATATAACAGCTTTAATCGGGATATTGATATCTCGTAAACTTGCAACACTGAATGAACTGCAAACGGTGTATAGTCTTGAAGATGCATATGACTTGATGGAAATATTGATAATCGATGCCTACAATAATCGACAGTCTAATAGTTAAGCTCGGTCTTGATAACTCGGAATTTGTTGCGAAAAGCAAGAAAACCGGGGAAACGACCGACAAGCTGGACAAAGACCTCAAGCAATCCGCAAAAAGTGGGAATGAGAGCTTCCAGACGCTATCGAAAGGTGCTGTACAATTTCTGGCGATCATTGGCGGAACGGTGGCGGTTAAACGTTTCATTGAGCAGACGGTCGACACAAATTCCCATTTATTTAGGCTTTCTCAAAACCTGAAAGAAAGCGTTGATACCATTTCCGCGTGGTCGAATGCAACGGAACTGGCCGGGGGCAGTGCGTCCGGTTTGCAGGGCACCATGGACATGATAAGCCGGTCGCAAACTGAATTACAGCTTACCGGGCAATCAGCACTTATTCCGTATTTCTCTGCTCTTGGGTTATCCCTTGCAGATGTGAATGGTAAAGCGAAACCTGTATCCACAATCTTGCTTGAACTTGCTGATAGGTTCAGTCGCATGGACAGAACGACGGCGAACAACATGGGGCGCATGTTCGGCATTGACCAGGGCGCCATGAATTTGCTATTGCAAGGGCGCGGGGCAGTCGAAGAGGTTATCCGCAAGCAAAAGGAATTTACCGTAACGACCAAGCAGCAGGCCGAAGAGGCTCAAAGACTTTACCAAGCGTTCACACTGTTGCGCCAAAATACCCATGCTTTTGGGCAAAGTTTGTTATCTGAGGCAATGCCGCATATTGAGAAAGTCATTGCATTGCTGCAGGACTTCGGATCGTGGATCAAAGAAAATCAGGATTTCGTAGTCAATTTTTTGACAATCCTGGGCGTCAGCCTTGCGGGTCTTGCCGCCGCGACTATTCCGATCAATACAGTCATCCTGGCTGTTACCGGTCTGGCTGGGGCGATTGCACTTTTGTATCAAGATTTTCAAACCTGGAAGAAAGGCGGAACGACTTTTATCGATTGGCAAAAGTGGGAACCTGGGTTTAAACTGGCGGGGCGAGGTATAAATTGGTTAAAGGGGTTACTCAATGATTTTATTTATCGTGCTATTGCTGGTGCTGACTTCCTGTCAGCACTTTTCGCCCGTGACTGGAAACGTCTCGAATTTGCCAAAAAAGAATTTCTCGAAGGGGCACCAAAACTAAGCGAACCGAAGCTCACGCCTGATATCCCTGATGCGGTTGAGTTCTTCCAGAAACAAGGTTGGACCAAAGAACAATCTGTGGGAATCGTGGCCAATATCAAGCGTGAGTCGAATTTCGATCATAAAGCTGTGGGTGATGGGGGTAAAGCATTCGGCCTTGCTCAGTGGCACCCGGACAGACAAGGTGAATTTAATAAATTGTTCGGAAAGCCAATACAACAATCTTCATTTGAAGAGCAACTCGCATTTATTCATTTCGAGTTGACACGAGGTAACGAGCAGCGTGCCGGCAATATGCTGCGCAACGCTCAGACCGGGCGAGACGCGGCCGCTATTGTATCAAAGCATTACGAACGGCCAGCCAAGCGTGATTTTGAAGCCAATGTTCGAGGTAATATTGCAGATTTCATCATGGGCGGCTCGGGAGGGAATACCAACGTGGAAACCAATATCGGGGAGATCAAAGTGTACACTGCTGCAAACGATGCGCAAGGAATCGCTGACGATATGAGTACTGCTATGGATTCGTTGTTTTCATCACAAGCCAATTACGGACTAAGATAGCATGGCGTTGATACCTTTTCCAAATGTACCAGATTCGCCAGGGGTTCCACTCATCCCCCGTTCGCCCAATTTCCCACCTCTTGCGGGGATTGGATTGGGTGTGCTGGAAGGTATTATTTGGCGTAGCTTCCAGATTGATTCGCGCTGGGGGATATTTGATAGCCGGGGGCGCGCGGTCGGTAATCCTCAAAATTTGATACTGGAAACGATTGGACTCGGATCGACCTTATCCACAAAGAGCGTTGAGTTTGTCAAGGAAACCCGTGTAAGCGACTTTCCGCTTGAAAAAGGCGGCTTTGCCAGCTACAACAAGGTCGAAATGCCAGCGGAACCAACTGTAGCACTGTGCGTTAGTGGTAGAGAATCTGCCCGACAAGCATTTTTAAACGATATCGACAAAGCATGCAAATCGACTGATTTGTACAGCGTCGTCACCCCTGAAATCACATATTCAAATTATTCGATTGAGCGGTATAACTACCAGCGCAAGAGTGAGAAAGGATGCACGTTACTGCAAGTTGAGATCGCATTAAAAGAAGTGCGTGAGGTTTCGGCTCAGTTTACCAAAGCCACACCGAAACAGCCGGATGCTGTGCCACAGGTCGACAACGGCAAGGTGCAAGCGCAGCAGCCGAACGTATCCACGCTTAAAAGCATAACCGATAAAATAGGGTTCTGACATGTTGCAAATCCCATTGCAATCCGTACCGTCTCAATTCACCAAAGTGGTTCTTGGCGGTCAGAATTTCCAGGTTCTTTTGCAACAAAAAGAGCAAGGCCTATTTGTTGATGTTAATGTTGACGGCGTTGACATTGTGACCAGTGTGATTGCGAGAGACAATGACGATATCCTTTGCCGCAAATACACTGGAGTGATTGGTTCGCTTAAATTCTATGATTTGCAAGGTTCGACCGATCCGCATTATTCTGGTTTAAATTCTCGCTACGTTTTGATGTATGAATAAGAAGCGGCTCAAATTCATAATCACACTTGGAACTGGCAAATTCGGCGCCAGCGATAACGATCAAATCACGCTTGAAGGCTACCGGGCGATCGCGGACATAGACAAAGCGGGCGGGATGATGATGGGTACATTGCGAGCCAGGATATACGGCGTTACGCAGGATGACATGAACAGCATAACCACATTGCAATGGAAACCGCAGGAAATAATACCGAACACGGTCGAAGTGTACGCAATTGACGGCGATACGGAGACATTGGTATTTGCGGGCAACATTGTAAATGCTTGGGGTGACTATCAAACGATGCCTGACGTGTATCTCAGGCTACAAGCGCAATCTGCATTCATCAATCAACTAAAACCAGTACCGCCGCGCAGCTTTAAAGGCTCGATTGACGTGGCAAGCGTAATGAGTCAGATTGCGCGAGATCTTGGATATAACTTCGAGAATAACGGCGTAAGTGCCAGTCTTACCGACGTTTATCTACCGAATACAGGATTGGAACAAGCAAAAGACTTGGCACACGCGGCGAACATTGATTTGTACCTTGACGATAAGACACTGGCGATTACGCCCGCAAATAGTCCGCGCGGCGAATTAATACCGGAAATATCAGCGGAATCCGGATTAATCGGATATCCCACTTTTGACGGGATCGGGGTTAACTTTCAAACATTGTTCAACCCTTCGATAACGTTCGGTGGACGGATCAAGCTTGTGACGGACATTAAGCAGGCAAAGGGTGAATGGATAGTGACATCAATTGGGTATCGCCTTGAAAGTGAGAAACCGGGCGGGGCGTGGCTGGCAAACGTAAGGGGTAATGCGAATGGACTCGCAATCAGTAAATAGCGGACTGGCCAAACCTACTACACAATGGGGTGAGTTTAATAACATCGCATTCCTTGTGCAGCAAGCGCTGCTTAAAGTTCAAACCGCAACACTTGTACGCATTGAATCCTGCACAAACAATGGTGGACTTGACCCGGTGGGATTCGTCGACGTTACGCCATTGGTTAACCAGATTGATGGTAAAGGTAACGCAACACCTCACGTTACTATTTACAATGTCCCGTACTTACGCATCCAGGGCGGCGCCAATGCGATTATCATCGATCCGCAAGCAGGCGATGTTGGCGTATGCGTATTTGCTTCACGGGATATTACCAAAGTCAAATCCACAAAGAAACAAGCCAATCCTGGCTCATGGCGGCAATACAGTTTTTCTGATGGTTTGTATTTAGGGGGGATGCTTAACGGTACACCGTCGCAATATATACAATTTAACAATTCAGGCGTGACAATTACCGCACCATTGGTTACTATAAACGGAAATGTACAGGTAAACGGCGCAATTGTGGCTACCGGTGATGTGACCGGTCAAGGCACAAGCTTGCACACTCATAAACATGGCGGCGTACAGCCGGGCGGTGGTCAAACAGGTGTCCCAGTTTAATACTTTATTACTCGATAGAACCGCATGGGATTTGGTGCTGGATAGTAACGGCAACATTGCGCTTGCGTCGCCACCTTATGCGCTTGAGCAAGACGTTGCCAGCGCGGTTCGCTTGTTCCTCGGGGAGCTTTGGTACGATACGACCAAGGGCATTCCGTACTTTGAAGAAATACTCGGGCAATTGCCGCCGGTGTCTTTGTTCACTTCGTACATCGAAAAAGCGGCTTTGACGGTTCCTGGTGTAGTATCGGCGCGCTGCGTTATTTCCAGTTTTCAGAATCGCGCGATATCCGGCGAAATTCAATTCATAGACGATTCTGGTACAGGGGGTTCGATTGTCTTCTAGCGTACCTCAGATTTCATTCACTCCGGCCGGTCTAGTTTTGCCGACGGAAGCCGCCATACTTACCGGGGTACAAGCTGACATTAATACCGCGTTTGGCGGCGGTGTCAATCCTGCTCTGGAAACTCCGCAAGGGCAACTGGCATCCAGTGAAGCCGCCATTATCGCGGATAAGAATGCAGAAGTGGCGCTTATCGTAAACCAGATCGATCCGCAATACTCTGATGGCCGCTTTCAAGATGCCATTGCTCGAATTTATTATCTGACACGTAAACCTGCAACATCGACGTCGGTTACAGCAACCCTGGGCGGCGTGGCAAGCACTGTCATTCCTGCGGGCACACTTGCGCAGGATACCGGGGGTAACACGTATTCTTTGACTGCAACCGCCACGATCGACGTAGGGGGCACAGTAAATGCGGAGTTCCAGAATATTGCAACAGGCCCGATCCCATGCCCAGCGGCGTCGCTTATC